GGAACCGTTTTTGGCAAATCTGGTCATCGAAGCTGTCTCCAGCGAGTGCCTCTACCGGCATCGCTTCCACCGATTGCGGCCATCGCTGTCGCATCGTTGTAGAGGCCACAGCGACAGCGGGCAAGTCCGGTCATCGAAAGCATCTTCCCTTGCTGACGCAAGGGTAAATGCTGCCTGTTTGCTTCATACGCCCGCTAAATAGGGACGCGCGCGCGCGAGGACGCGTCCTGGCTCGGCCGGGTTTCCCGTGACGCTGCCACGAGGGTTTACCGGCTATCCGATCGCCTATTCTATCGAGGCTCCTGCCCCGACGCTGCGGTCTGATCGGCCTCAACTCGCTGGGATTCCGTGCGTCACCCACTTCCTCGCGCGGTCGAGCCTGCTCTGCTGCGGCAAACGGAGCCGCTATGCTGTAGGAGCGATCCTCCTGACAGCCGCCATCGCGGCCTCCTGAAATCGGGCGCCGGCCTCCCGGTCTGGAAACTCGACGAGATTCTTCCAGGTCTTCACCCCCTCGCGGGTCGTGAAGCTGGTAGAGGGCAAGCCTATCCACTCGCCCTTGTTGGTGCGGAACCATTTGCAGTCGTGGAGAACCACCCCCCACTCGGGGATGTGCAGCTCGAAGAAGCCTACCAGAGCACCTTTATTGATGCGCTTCAGCTCGCGCGCGAACATCCGTCCGTCGGACGGCAGCGGCGTCACGTTGCTGGGGGCTTGCCTTGGCTGGAATGGTGGTCTATCTGTCACTGGCTCTCCGCGATGGCGCTTCAACGCCGTTTGAGCGGGATCAGCTTAGCCCCGGTTCCGCGACCGGGTCAAGCGCGGAAAAGCCCCGGCAATAGCTTCGGGGCTTTTCTGTTTCCGGCTCACGATGACAACTCCGCCGAGACCGCCGCGAGAATCCCCATCGCTTTGTCGCACGGCCAGATCGCAACGCATGTTTTCGCCGCCAGAAGCTCGCTGTCGCAAACATGAACGACCAGATGGGAGGGGTGCGTCGCGGCCTCGGTTATGACGGTATTTCTGGCTGCCTCGACCAGATCCGGGTCGGCAGCGCAGACGTGGGCCAGATAAATGCCATCCTCGTCATCCGCGCCACACAAGATAAAGCCGTAAGGCTGCTTGCGTCCCTCGATATGGGCGACCGGCGAGATCACCACCGATTCTGGCGCGGCGCAACGCAGGAGGACGCTATCGAGGATGTCGCTCACCGCCCCGGCCTCGCCGTCACCACTGGCACGATCGCGTACCCCTCTTCCTCCAGCACCAGAACGACGTAAGCGGCCCGCTCGCGCAGCTTGGGAGCGAAGTTGGTTTGAGCATACTCCCATCTGGCGCCGTCGGTCTCGTGCATCCACATCGCTTCTGCGATCACCTCGGCCAGGTCTTGCTTTTGTCGTGGGGAGGTTGTATCTGTCATCGGTCTCTTCTGTGGTTGGCGGAGACGATAGCGCCTGATCCCCCGAAAGGTCAAGAGCGCAGAAAGGCCCGCTCAGTCCCCTGTGGCGGGCCTTTCCATTTGCAAAACCCCCGGAGTTTGCGGCAATCTCTCCGTAGTTACAAAAGGAGAGCACGTGAGCAGCCACCGTATCGAGATAACTTTCGCTGGAGACGCGCCGGACAGCGAACTTGAGCGCGCAAAAATCCTTGGTTCCGAGAAAGTCAGCGAAGCCATCAAGGAATTGCAGGCAATCCTGACCAGTCTTGGCCTGGATGTCATCGCCACCGCGCACAGCGTGCGGAAGATGCCGAAGCACCAGCGCCCAGGCAGGCAGAAACCACCCGCAATGGCGGAGCCGGCCACCGGGATCGCCGCCGAATAGGCGCAGGAGAAGAAATGAGAGATCGTCGCTTTGTATTGCTGCGCGACGTGGTGATCCCGGCCGGCACCGTGCTGGAGCGGGCCGCCAATGAGCGCGGCGGGACCTCGGCCGTCGAGTGCGTCGTGGCACTTGGGTCGGACAGCCACGGATATTTCGTGATCGCCGCCATCGACGGCGATGCGGCGAAGGACGCCCTGGGATGGGTCGAGGAATGCAACCCAGCAGCCGCCTGATCGAGGCCGAGCGCCGGGGCGAGCCGCGCCCCGGGCCAGACCGGCTGGCGGATGTGACCCTCACGGTGCGCGAGTGGTCCGTCGTGCTGGGCTCGCTCTCGGCAACGGCGCAGCACATGGTGCGGGCGAAGGCGGCCGGGCGACTGCTCGAGCAGATCGGCGACCAGGGCATCGTCGACGTTACCAACGTGCTGGGGGCCATCCGGCGTCAGGCGCGGCTGTGAAGGGCGGCACGCTGTTCTCCGGCATCGGCGCGCCGGAATGCGCGATGCCGCGGGTCGACTGGCGCTGGTGCGCCGAGACCGACCAGTTCGCCTCCGCCGTCATGGCGGCGCGGCATCCCGAGATCCCGAACCTGGGGGACGTGAATGAAATCGCCGCCGATGCAGTTGAGCCTGTTGACCTCATCGTCTTCGGATCGCCCTGCCAGTCGTTCAGCGTCGCCGGCAAGCGCCTCGGCCCGGATGACCCGCGCGGCAACATGGCCCTCGTCGGCCTTCGCGTGGTTGGCCGCATCCGGCCCCGTTGGGTGGTTTGGGAGAATGTCCCCGGCGTCCTGTCGTCTGACGGAGGACGGGATTTTGGCGCCTTCCTCGGGCTCCTGGGGGAACTCGGGTATGGGTTCGCCTACCGGGTTCTTGACGCTCAGCACTTCGGAGTTCCACAGCGGCGCCGCCGCGTCTTCGTTGTCGGATATCTTGGAGACTGGCGACCTGCCGCGGCGGTACTTTTTGAGCCAGAAAGCCTGCGCGGGGATTCTGCGCCGCGCCGAGAAGCGGGGCAAGGAGTTGCCCGGCCAATTGCAAGCTGCGCTCCGGGCGGCAGCGGCTACCGATTTGACGCCGACACCGCCGACAACCTGATCGCCCGTTGCGTCGCAACGGGCACCAACGGCCAGCGCTACGATTACGAGACCGAGACGATGGTGCTGGCGCATTCACTCCGCGCCGATGGCTTCGACGCCAGCAAGGACGTGACCGGGCGCGGCACGCCGCTGACACTCGCGATCCGGGGGCGCGGCGACAGCCATGATCTGGAATGGCGGGATGACGGGGTCGCAAACGCCGTGCTGACGCCCAACGGCGGGCGCGGCGGCATCGGTGTCGGGGCTATCGCGGCTTACGGCATCCGCCGCGATGCGGGACGAGACGGCGTGGCGAAGACGCCTTCGGACGACGGCTATGGCCGCGTCTCCCTGCGCGACCCCGGCTTCAACGTCTACGAGGAGACGGCCCCGACGCTCGACAGCGCGCCGCACGCCGTTGCGTTCCACGAGAACCAGCGAGCCGAGACGACGCTCAGCGACACGGCTGGCGCTCTGAAGGTCGGTGGCGGCAAGCCGGGGCAGGGCTATCCCGCCGTGTTTGAGAGCCGCTTCGCGCGCAACGGTCGCGGCGCCCCCGACGAGATCGTACCGCCACTCAAGGCGCAGTCGGGGCAGAGCGGGAAGGGCGATGCTGCGCCGCTGCTGCAATCGGCAATGTCCGTCCGCCGCCTCACTCCACGCGAGTGCGAGCGCCTGCAAGGACTGCCGGACGACTACACGCTGATCCCCTATCGCGGGAAGCCAGCCGCTGACGGGCCGAGATACCGGGCGATCGGAAACTCGATGGCCGTACCCGTGATCGGCTGGATCGGCGAGCGGATCGCGGCCGTCGACGAAATCACGGCGTTCCGCGAGGCGGCGGAGTGAGCGCGGCCCCCGACCTCGGCGCGGTCAAGGCCGAAATCCTCCAGATCATCTCCGCCGACAAGTGGAAGAGTCACCAGATTCTCTTCCGCCACCGCCACCAGTACAGCGGCGTCCCCACCGTGCCGGCCGAGTTCCACGAGGCGCTGGTTTCCGACTTTTGGAGTAGCGACCCCTATTCGATCATCCTCGCCTTCCGCGGCAGCGCCAAATCGACGCTGGGCGAGGAGGACATCGTGCTGGCGGCGTGCCTGATGGCCTGGCGCAACATCGTCGTGATCTCCTCGAACGAGACCCGCGCGGCCGAGCGGCTGGCGGCGGTCGCCTACGAACTGACCACCAACCCCTTTATCGTCGACCTGTTCGGCGATTTGAAGGGCGACGCCTGGACCCAAACCAAGATCGTCACGACTACGGGCGTCTGCGTGCAGGCGATCGGCCGCGACCAGGACATCCGGGGCATCAAGCACCTCGACCACCGGCCCGATTTCATCTTCGTCGATGACGTGGAGAGCCCGGAATCGGTGCAGACCCCGGACCAGCGCCGGAAGACGCTGAGATGGTTCCTCTCCGAATTGCTGCCGGCCTGCGCCCCGGAGCGCCGGGTCCGCATCCGCGCGACGCCGATGGACGCCGAATCCCTGCCGATCAAGTTGCAGAACGAGTGGGGCTGGCCGACCAAGACGTTCCCGGTCGAGTACCTGGACGAGGACGGTAAGCGCAAGGCGTCATGGCCCGAGGTGTGGCCATTGCCGAAGATCGACCGCGAGCGCCAGGGCTACGAGCGGGTCGGGGAATTGGCGGTCTGGGAGCGCGAGATGCTGTGCCGCGCCTTTTCCGAGAGCGACCGGATTTTCACCCGCGAGATGATAAAGGTGGCGCCCCGGGAGAAGACCTGGCAGGCCTGCTACGCGATGATCGACCCGGCCCGCTCCACGGGGCCGCAATCCGCCACCACCGGCTGGGCCGTGTGGTCCTGGATCAACAACCGCCTCGTGGTGTGGGCCGCCGATGCGAGCTTCCTTCTCCCCGACGAAATCGTTGCCCTTGCCTTCGACATCCACGAACGGTTCGATCCGGTGTGGGTTGGCGTGGAGCTTGACGGCCTTGAACAATTTCTATTGCAGCCGATGCGGCACGAAATGGCTCGAAGGGGGACTTATCTGCCCCTTAGAGGCGTCCGCGCTCCCCGCGGAAAGCTCGACTTCATCCGAGGGCTCCAGCCGTTCTTCTCGGCCCGCGAGGTCGAGTTCGCGCAAGCCCTACCAGTTCTCGCCGAACAGCTTCTCAACTTCCCGACGGGCAAGATAGACGCGCCGAACGCGCTGGCCTACGCGCTGACAATGCGGCCGGGGCTGCCGGTCTACGACGGCTTCGGCGCCGAGCACATCGTCCCCGACCTCGCGCACGATCCGACCCGGCCCTTGTTCCTCATTGCCAACGCTACCGGCGCGATGACCGCGGCGGCGCTGGTGCAGCATTTCGACGGCCGGCTCCTCTTGTTGGCCGACTGGGTGCGCGAGGGCAATCCGGGCGAATTGGCGGGGCCTATATATAATGAGGCGGTGCTGTCGGCCGACGCGCCGCGCGACGCGCTGTTGCGCTCCCGGCCGCGCTCGTGGGACGCGATGCTGAAGGCGCCGGTGCCCGACCGCCTGACG